TCGTGTCGTTCGGGCCGTACGGGCTGGTGGGGGTGGCCACAGATGTGTAGATAGACCCAAGTCTGGCCCTTAGCCGCGTTTCCGCAGTTTTCACGTGCGAGGTGATGAGGGTCGTGTTCGTGACCCCGCTCAGCCCGCAGTACTGCTGGACGCTGCTATAAGTGGCCAGGCTCATCGGTTCAGCCCTTCTTGATCTGCACGGTGTCCAGCGCCTTGAGGCGGGACTTCAGCACGTCCGGCAGGGCGCCGAACTCCTCCAGCGAGAACTGGAGATACTCGCCGTCGCGCCAGGACTTCGCCAACCCCTCGCGGGAGTAGGTGACGTTGCCCAGCACCTGGAACACCAGGAAGGGGCTGTCCTCTGCGGCGTCCGGCTTCGTCGTCTTGGCCATCGCTCCTCCAACTGTTTCACCCCGGGGGCCCCACCAAGGGGGCCCCCGCAACCCAAGCAGGAGGTGAGTTAGTCCGTGGTACCAAAGACAACAGCCTTGCCGTTGCCATGGTTGAAGTCGAAGCGCATGTCCACGACGTAGCGGACACAGGAGGCCGCAGGCTTATCCTCAGCGGACACGCGGATCACATGCCACATGCCGACAAAGAGGTTGCTGGGCCGGCTCATGATGACCTTGTCCACAGGCCACTGGTACACGCCGTAGATGTCGTGTCCGTGCCAGGAGATGGGGCCGCCGCTGCGCAGGACGTCAGCGCCATAGTTGGTGGCCAGGGCCCCCAGTTCGCCAAGGACAGTCTCGAATTCGCTGCGGGCCATGAAGAAGGCCGAACCCGGCAGGTACTGCTCCGGCATCAGGGCCGCCATGTTGGCCAGAATGCCCGAAGACCCGAGGAACGAGGCGTTTTGGACGTCATAGTCGTTGACGTTGCTGTCCGCCGCAGCGATCACAGGGAAGCCGCTGTTGATAGAGAGGAAGGTGCCGGTCGAGCTGTCACCGTTGCCCGCCAGGTCCACCAGGTCCCAGCTGGCCAGGTTGGCGAGATAGGCCCGGATCACAGAGTCGGCGTCACGCTCGTCGGCATTGTCCTCGATCCAGTCGTAAGACACGTCCAGTACCAGCATGGCGCGGGTGGGGTCCAACGTCCGCTCGACCGGCGTCACCGTGCCGGTGGCGATCTCAGTGCCAGGCGTGGCCACCTTGAACTGCCGGGTGGCAGCCGTCAGCGTGTGCAATTCCATCTGAGGGCGGGTGACCGTCACCAGGTTCCAGACATTCAGGATCGGGCTGGTGGTGCTCATGTCCGTCAGGAACTCGCGGTAGGCCACCGGAGGAAGCACACCGCCCGCACTGCCGAGCAGCACGCCCTTATTGACCTGGCTCTCGCCCACCTGCACAGTTTCGCCCCGCACAATCGCGTCGCGGAACTTGGCCATTGTCAGCTTCGACATGGGTTTCCCCCTTCTTCTTGTGAGGACCTACTGCACCCGGCCAGCGAACACGCCGCCGGACACTCCGCCATCCCCCGTGCCGTTGTGGTCATGGCGCCCGGAGTCGGGGGTCAGCTTCTCCAGGGCCTCGATCTTCTCGTTCAGGCTGGCCAGCTCGGCCGCATGGGCCGCCTTCAGCGCCTCCACCTCGACCAGGTGCTCGGCCTTCGCCGCCGCGACGGCATCCGCCACCTTGTCCACGTCATCAAGCACTTCATCGGATTTCGTGGCTGGTTCCGCGCCGGAAATAGGCGCGAGTGAAGACTCAGGGGCCTCCTCCACCAGCGGGACGAACAGGGCGGCAATCGCATCCGCCAGCTTCTTCAGCATGGACTTGTCCACGTGGTTCTCCTTTGACAGTTCGGCCTGCAGTTCTGCCACCACTTCGGCGAGAGCAGGCTTTTCCGCGCCCATGTCGGTTCCGTGGTAAGCATCCCAAAGGGCCTGATATGTGGCTTCAATCAGATTCGGGATCTCGCGACGGGCGAGGGCATCGGCGAGAGGGCCCTTGCACAGTGCCAAGACCTGCCGTTTGATCGGGTCGTCCTTCCGAACAACCTGATTCGGGATGCGCACTGCGGTCCCACCAAAGCTGAACGCCTTGAACGTCCCGCTCTTGACGGCTTCCCACCTGGCATCATCAACAATCTTGCGGGTCACGATCCAAGTGCCGGGTGTCTCGTCGGGCCACCTCGGGTCGTCCGCAATCGTGCGATAGACCTCCACGAGATAGTCCCCCGTCGGCTGCTCGTCGTGGTTGATGTCACAACTGACACCGGCAGCCCCGCGGCCCTTGGCCTGGAAGTCCAGCATGGCCAGATCCCAGTCCTCCGCAGTCACGAAGTCGCCCTGGGTGTCCACCTGCCCAGCCGGATAGAGCGCTCCAGACACCTCTCGCAGGGCATCATCCACCTTGACAAGGCGGGCCTCAACCTCGAAGCCGACCGACCCATCCGCCTTCGCCTTGGCCACGAACTCTCTGCGGTTCGCGCCAGCGGCCACCAGCGAAATGAACTTCACGGTGATCTGAGTCAGGCGATGCGCGAGCATGATCCCCTCCGGCAATAACTGCCGCCATTGATAACAACGCCGGAATGGTCTTGCAAGTTCTTTTGCGCTAGATATGGCATGTCTGGCATATCTATCCAATCACATGTGGAAATATTTGCCCGTTCGCCATACCATTGGGCAAACATTGGAGGGCCTCATGTACCAGCCCATGCTCCACATCCCCGCAGTCCCCATGAAGCAGCACGCCCTGGAGCAGGGTAGCGCTGGCCTGCTCTTGTCTGAAGCCGACACGCGTGCCGCTATCTCCAAAGGAGTTGGCCCTTCCGTCATGAGCCGGTGGGTCCCTCAACCTGTCAGCTTCACGCAGCTCAAGAGCTACCACAACCCATATCACGACCGGGCGATCCGCATCAAGGCCCGCATGACCGTGGGCCTAGGATTCGAAGAAGTCAAGGAGGGCACGCTGGACGCCCTGCCGTCCAGCTCGAAGGGGGACAGCTTTCAGAGCCAGCTACTGCTCGCCGCAATCGACGTTGAGAGCACCGGCAATGGCTACCTGGAAATCCTTACGGCAGCTGGTGGCCGCATCGGCGCAGTGAACTGGATCCCCGCCGAGTCGGTTGAGATCAGCGAAGGACAAGACTGGTACCGGCACGTGGCCGTCACACCAGGCTCAAGCGCTCGTCGCGTGAGCTATTACTTGCCCTGGCCCGCGGGTGGGAAAGGAACCCTGCCGAGTGAGCGCTACATCCTGCACGTGTCGCAGGACGGGACCTGGTCCACCTGGTACGGGGAGCCCGACTGGTTGGGCGCGCTGGACAGCGTCATGCTATTCCATGGCGCCATGCGTTTCAACCGCGCCTCCTTTGACAACAACTGCATCCCCACGTGGGTCGTGTTCCTGCTGGGGGCCAGCCTGGATGACACCCCCCGCGAAGACGCAAACGGGAACACGTTGCCAACGCAACGGCAAGAGTTCATGGATTGGATGTCGAGAACCTATGGAGGCGCGGACAACGCCGGGAAGATGCTCCTCATGGACCTGCCCGGTGTCAGCGACAAGGGAAGCGTCGTCTTCCAGAAGCTCCAGGACGGGCCGAAGGATGGAGACTTCCTGAAGCTGCTTGATACCTGCCGCGACCAAATCCTGAGCGCTCACGGATGCCCGCCCCGCCTGGCCGGCGTGGTGGTGTCTGGGGCCCTGGGGGGCAGTGGCGAGATGTTCGGCCAGCTTCTGGCCTTCCGTGAGGACCTGCGCCCCAAGCAGGAGATGTGGCAGCAGGCCCTCGCCCAGCTCATCCCTGCCATGCCACAGGGGGCCCCGTCATCCCTCACCCTGCGGGAGATCGACATCGAACAGTGGCGCGCACAGGGGACGCCAACCCCAGATCTCCCCGCCAACGCCACCGACCAGCAGATCCGCTATGACATCGCCCGTATGCTGAAAGAGGCCGCCAGATGAACAGAACACTGGCACAGGCCCACGCGGGGGCCGGGCTCCTGCGGGCGATCATCCGCTCTGACGACCCCTACTATGATCGCCTGGCGCTGGACATCAAGCGCATCATCACCAAAGCAGAACACAACATCGCAGCAGGCCACGCCAAAGAGCTGATCGAGGCCCTGCAGGGGGGGCCCGCTGCATTCGAGCGTGCCATGGCCATCCTCACCAATGGCTTCCGTGCGGAACTCGGGCCAGCTGTCACAGATGCCGTCACTAAGCGAGTTGTCCTGGCATACACTCGCGGCACGGTTGACGTCCTGGGCACCACGCAGTGGGAGTTCAACCTGGCCGATGAAAAGGCCATGAAGTGGCTGGGGAAGGATGCCACTTATTGGGTGGGCGAGTACTATGGCCCCGAGTTCAGCCAACGGGTGACACAGTTGATGATGCCTGCATTTGATGAAGGGCTCGGGCTGCGGGCACTACGCTCGCGCCTATCTGAAACCCTTGGGGGAGAATTCACCCGCTCAGCGTCCTACTGGCAGGGCTTCGCCAACAATGTGACCACGCGCAGCCGCGCCTTTGGCTTAACAGAAGGGGCCACCCGTGCGGGTTTTCAGAAAGGCCGCATTTCCGCCATCCTCGATGGAGCGACGAGCACCATCTGCCGCACGCTGGACGGCAAGACCGTCTACACCGCAGACATGCGCCAGCTGCGCGACGACCTAGTCTCCGCCACCGACCCAGAGGCGGTGAAGCGGATCGCCCCATGGCGCACCAGTGATGCCGAGGTCAGCAGTGTGCAGCAGACGCTCGCCGCGACGGGCCGCGTGCCAGCTGGCCTCAGCCTCCCGCCTTACCACTACCACTGCCGAACATTCATCGTCTTCGAGTAGCTTAGCGGATGACTGTCACGCCCACGCTTCCAGCCTTCGACAGCCTTGGGGCGAAGACGCCCATCGTCACAGCGTCGGCGCGGTCCGGCGACCGCCGGAGTCGTTTCTTCAAATCGCGCTTCTGCTCCACCTCCACCTTCCTGCCGGCATTGGCGTCAACCCGGTAGCGGACCATGCCCAACTCCTCGATGAGCCTGGCATCCTCTGGCAGGCAGCCGCGGCCCGCAGCCAGCTCTTGGCGCATATGCCAATAGCTTTGATCGCGCAGGCAGCGGAAGGTGATGCGGTCCGGGTCGGGGATCTGGCCGGAGCCCCCCTTGAAGCGCGTGACCCGGATGCCGCGGCGAGCGAGGAAGGTCGCCACACCAGAGCCGATGCCCGTGGCGTCCACGATCACACGGGCGCGTGTCCCCAGCGTCAGCCACTCACGCTCCACCGCCTCGGCCACCTTGACCTCGTCGGCGCCATGCAGGCCCTGCAGCCGGAGCGCCTCCCAGCACTCGCGACCGTGGCGGACATGCCAGATCTCGCTGTCGTCATCTCCCTCGTAGGCCACGTCCACGCTAATCCAGTCCTCTGCCAGGGATGGCGGGTCGGCGTCCATGGCCTGGCGAAGCCAAGGATAGCCGATCAGCGCCATCGGATCTTCTGGAGCCTCCCACTTGCCCTCAAGGTATCGCGCAATCTGCGCCGGCGGCAGGAACGCCCTCATGTCCCGGAGGTACTGCTCGCCCAACTCGGGGTTGTCGCTCGGCAGGGCTGGCGTGAAAGACATCCCGTCTGGAAGCGTGCCAGCTGCCCAGCGGTCATAGAATGTGCTCTTCACCCAGCCGATCTCTGGGTTGGTCGTCAGCGCCAGGCCGCCAGGTGGACGGCGACCATCCGGCAAGACCCAGCGGTCCTTGCGCTGGATGGCAGTAAAGAAGACCTCCTCGGCCAGCTGGGACGCCTCCTCGAGGTAGATCATGGCCGCCTCGAAGGACTTCAGGTCCTCCAGCAGCGGATCCTTGCTGACGTCGGCGCCCAAGAAGATGGCCTCACTGCCGGAGTGCAGCGTGACGGTCAACTCCTGGGCGTTGATGGACCGAATCAACTCGCGGGGGAGAAGGCGTAGGAACGTGCGCCAGGTCGTGCGCTTGATGGCCGTGCGTGTCTTGCGGATGTAGGCGATGCGGATCCCAGGGAACCGGCACATCAGGCTGATTCCCTCGCCGCACACGGCATAAGTCTTCCCGCCACCCATCGCTCCGCCGTAGAGCCGAACGCTGCATGTCTGCAACAGTGAGTGAAAACTCGCCTGGGTGGGGTTTGGCACGTACGGCAGACGGATAGTCCGCCTGATGGCGCCAGCGCCAGTAAGTAGATGGGAAGGGATAAGCCCCTCGACCGGTGGGGCGTCAAGCGGTGGCAAGCGCATCCTCGACCTTGGGGGCCTCCTGTGCCTGGCCGCTTCCGGTCCCCTGATCAGCCTTGGCCATGGCGTCAGCCAAGCGGAGCGGGTCGAAGGGGAAGGGGCCACGTTCGAGGATCGGTTCCAACTCCCACTCCAAGATGCGCTGGTGGATATAGGACAGCGACCGATAGTGAATATTGACCCGCAGTTCACGGATCGTCGCAAGCTGGCGCAGCGCCTCTGCTGCCTGCATCGCTTCAAGCTCCCGGCGCTGAGCGTCCAGTAGCTTGTCCCATTCCCCCTGCACGGCCCACCGCTTCACCGTTTGCTGGGAGGTCCCAACGGCTTTCGCCGCAGCTGTCTGGTTGCCTTCAGTTTCCAGGAAGACCCGCAAAGCTAATGCGATCTGAGCAGAACTGAACGAAGGTGAACGACCGTTCTTCATGCTTCCTCCACTAGGCTATTTTTGCCTACCGCCCATCAACTGCCTCGGTGGTGGTGAACAGGTGGCCACAGCTGGCACACCGATGCACGCGCTGCCTGGTTGTCCCACTTGGCATCAGCTCTGACTTCAGCACCAGACTGCGCGCATGGTTGCACTTCGGGCACTTCATGATTCCTCCTTTTGTGGCTGGTATCTCGCCGGAAACTAGGCAGATTTTTCCTCATGCTGCACATGGGTCAGCCCAACCGCCATAGCGGCCCATGCATCAGCAGACATGCCGTAGAGTGGGCCCGGGCTCTTCTTCGTTCCGATAGCACCATCCCCGCCGTACATGTCGATGATGGCCTGGCGGATGTTGCCATCCTTTGCACGGGTGCTTCCGCACAGTGCCATCTTGACTTCGTGGCGCTTGATCCGGTGCACGCGCAGCCCGGCCTGGTCCGCGTGTTCGTGGAAGCGTCCACCCCAATGCACGGCTTCCAGGGTCTCCTCACCCACTGCCATGCCCATGCATGCGAAGCGCTCGATCACCACATCGCCTTC